GGCGGTTGCGGTTCTGATTATCAGGTGGATAGTCAAGTGGCGGAGGAGTAGATGAGAAAGATAACCTTGCTAAAAGTAGATTCGTCCGATTATGGTTTTCTTTATGGGCTGCTAAAAGAGAGGAATAAGATAGTGAACATAACCCACCAAAAGATGCCCACAAGGAAAGAGAGCGACAAATTTAACGCAAATAAGCACGACCTCTACGATCTTATAATCCTAAAAAACGATGAAAGGATAGGCAATGTCCGTATAATAAAAAGAGGCGAGGTGGGTATATTCCTAAAGAAGAAATATCAAGATCAGGGCATAGGGACAACAACTATGTGGCTATTGTTCGGGAAAACTAATCTCAAGGAATACTATGCGAATATTTCGCCGTTAAATATCCGTTCCCAGCGGTTCTTTGAGTCGTTGGGATTTAAGTTGATTAGTTATACTTACAAGAAAATAGAATAAAAAATAGAATAAAAAATAGAATAAATATTTTGATAACCGAAAGGAGAAACAATGGCGGGAAAACTGATTAAGTCTTGGGAAAGGCCGATGCTTGTATGGTCGGGCAAGATTATCGCGGTATTGGGGGCTTGCGGGTTAATTTTTACGGTCATCTTCGACCAGGTGGCCAGAGGCGAGTCCACGACGACTTGGGGATGGCTGCAGATAGCGGGCATTATCGTCTTTATCGCATTGACGGTATACGGCCTGCTGATAGACCTGTTCCTGAATAACCTGAAGGAATTTTTGGACAAATGGTAAAACACGAAGGAGACTACCTCCCATACTGCAAGAAATACCCGAAGGAGACCTTATGGGGGCTGATTAACACCTGCGACAAGTGCAACCTGACCGGTTGTTTGGCTTGTCCTCAATTTAGTTATAAAAAGGTGAAACGTGTCCATAAAAATAATAGACAATAAAGGCAGGGTAAAGGGCAGGTTGTTCAGGTGCAATCTCATTGACTTGGTTATAATAATCCTTGCACTTGGCTACTTCGTATTGTGTTTTTCATGGGGCATAGAAAGTTTAAGGGGTAAGGACTGGCGCACTAATGTTGAAAGAAATGAATACACGAGGGGTTGGTCTGATAACGGGATGTCGAAGAAATTTAACCCGTAGGAATTTAACCCGTAGGTAGGAGACTTAAATGGGGTAATAAACGAACTCTATTTGAAAATCGTCGGTTCAGTAATTGCGCAGGCCATAACAGATATACAAATCATGGGTAGACAGGTGAAAGAGACAACAAGGAAAAAGAACAAGGACAGACAGAAGATTTACAATGATGCCTATGACTTCATTTTTAATGGTGAGAGGCTTTCACAGTTCTTGGATAGTTATGGCTTTAAATACCTTGAAATCGAATACCTCCGCCGGAAAACAAGGGAGTTAATATTGAGCAAGAAATCCCTGCGGACGGATATATTCAACGGGGCAAACAATTATAACAGAAAGGCGGCATGACGGAAGAAGCTATCAAATTCTCGGAACTTGTGTCAAAGGTAGTTGTGCGCCTTGCGAAGATATGGGAGCAAAAGGAGGGCGACCTTGTAATTGAGGTTCGCTTGGATGAGAAGGGCAAGATAGTAGCTAAAGTGAAAGGCGGCGAGACAGAAAGGATTTAACAGGAAATAGGTCTTTTTGCTTATAGGCGGAGACGATTGACCCAAAAGGGTTGGTCGTCTCTTTTTCATTTGGAGGAGATATGGATTGTTTAAAGTGTGAACGAAGGGAAACCCGCCTAGCTTGTCTTGAATGTGAACAGAAAAGAGACGCGCAGTTAGATAAAAGAGAAGATCATCTCGATCCACAGATAATTTGTTTTTCAAAGGACGATCCGGTGATAGGATTTTTAGAGGATCTTCCAAAAAGACAGAAAATCAAGGTGGCGGTCTATCTGGCGAGCCGGATATTGAAGATAGATTATAAGACGATGGCACTTTTCCTTAAGGTATCTGAAAGGACTATAAAGCGTTATGTGTCAATGAGTAAGAAGGATATTTTAATCAAAAAAAATGGATGAATTGGCACTTTATTTATAAGGTGAGGGTGAGATATGGCAATAGCTGAAGTAGGAAATTTAACACATTTCAGGAACAGGGTAAACGTAAACAACCCTGATTACATAGCGGAGAATTTCGGGCGAATAGGTGAGTTTAGTCCTAGTGCGGATATATCTTTTGAAAAGCATATAGGACGGCTCAAGAAAGCCGCGGAGTATTTTAAGAACGAGAATGGGGCAAGAGTAAGATTGATAGTCCATTGTGAACCGCTTTGGTATGGATTAAGGGGGAGGTGATGGATAAAACCTCTGCTGAAATAGGCGTAGAATTGGATGAGCTTGAGAAAAGCTACCAGAAGGCCATAAACGCCGCAGCTACAATAGAACAGGAGATACTCTTACTCCAAAGGCAGATCATAGACTTACAAGGCAAGAAAAAGGACTTGGAATACATAAAGTCAAAGGGGACGCAGAATTTGAGGGTAATAGCAAGCGAGTTGAGGGTTATGAAAAATATGTTTTTTGCGACTAGGAATAGTGGCCTATGAAACTGCCTGATAAATTTACAGGAAGGAATCGCATAAGAGATTATGCGATTTGTGTTTTGTGGGACAGGGAAGATATGCCTACAGATAAACTTGCCGAAAAATTTAACTTAACGCAACGTCGTATAGAACAAATACTTCGGACAAATCATGCCTTCGTTCCGATAGATAAAGAATGGGAAAAAAGAAAAAGAATATCAAAATTAAAAGGTATGCTCATAAAATATCCCGCCTTTCTTGGAAAAAAATCCACCATTGATATTCTTGAGCAGATGAGAAAAGAAATCGAAGGCGATAAACCGCTTATTGATAACCGCATTACGAATGTAGTAGTAAGCGTAAAGGAAAAGAGTGCCGAGGACATTAGAGCTGGACATCGAATTACATCCGAACCAATTTAAGGTTCGTAACGACAAATCCCGATTCAGGGTTTTGGTCGCAGGGCGCAGATGGGGCAAGACCATCCTCGCCATTGATGAACTTATCGAGAACGCCCTGCAAAGCAAATATCCATGCTGGTATGTCGCTCCGACTTATCGCCAGGCGAAGATGATCGCCTGGGACATGTTACTTTCAAAAATCCCTCCAGAGATAATCGAATACAAGAATGAGGTGGAGTTAGAGGTCAAGTTGATTGCCGGCGCGCCCATCTGCTTAAAAGGCGCTGATAATGAGGATAGTTTAAGGGGAGTAGCATTAGGTTTTGTCGTCATGGATGAACATGCCTTAATCAAACCGAATGTCTGGCCGGAGATCATACGGCCCATGCTTACCGATACAAAAGGCAGGGCGTTATTTATCGGCACGCCAAAGGGCAAGAACTCATTATGGGAACTTTATATCAAGGGGCTTCACCGCGAGGATGGGTATTCGTCATATTGCTTTAAGACTACGGATAACCCATTCATCGACCCGTCGGAAGTCGAGGACGCAAGGCATCAGCTTAACGAGAGGTATTTCCGGCAGGAATACGAGGCGTCATTCGAGGATTACACGGGCTTGATCTGGCCGGAGTTTAATTATAAACATCATGTCATCGAATCAAAGTCCTTTCCCGAATACCTTGAACACATAGGAGCGATTGACCCCGCCAACACAGGCACGACCGCCGCATTATTTGCTGTCGTAGATACTGACGGAGTCCTTAACATTACAGGCGAATATTACGAACAGAACAAGAGGGTATCTGAAATATCGTCAGCCATCAAATCACAATCGCAGAGGTGGTATATCGACCCTGCGGTAAAGGGTATGATCACCCACAAGGAAGGCAAGGATTATTCGTTATATGACGAATTTTGCGATAACGGGATTACCTCGTTATTCGCAGAGCATAATGTCGATGGCGGGATAAATAGGGTAGCTGAATATTTCAAGGCGGACAAGATAAGGATATTCTCAACCTGCAAGAATTTGATATATGAACTTGAGAGATACCATTGGTCGGAGGAAAGAGAGACTGTAGGAGGCATCTTAAAACCAAAACCATTCAAATCGTTGGATCACGCCTGTGATTGTCTACGGTATTTAATTATGAGCAGGTTTATGCCTATTGAGAGAAAAGAAGAATTAAATCCGGCAAGTGCATGGGGCCGTTACCAGTTAGTCCAGCAGAGCAAAGAGGGATTTGTATATTCAAGA